CCCTGCCGTTCTTGTCTTTCAGGCCCGTGTACTGGCCGACGGTGACGGGATCAACCTCTCGGACAGCTTCGCCAGATTCGTAGGGCACGATTTGATGTGCTATACTTAGATCTCTGTTTTCTGCTTCAATATAGCTGCCGACTACCCACTCCCCATTGTCGAGGCGCTTGCCTCGGAATTTAATTTCTCGCATAATTATCTCATTTTACGATTTTCACATTCTCGTCCGCCCCGATGATCCCCCGGCGGCGCAGGCGCTTGATGAAGTTCTTCATGTTCAACGCCTGTTCGTAGTAGCAGTACTTTTCGATCTTCACATTGAATCGGTGTTTGATTTGCATCTTCGGACCTTTCTCAGGATCATAGCAATACCCCGAACGGACCTCCACGATCGCTTTCGAAGCCTCGCGCGTAGTCGTGTTGAACTTGTAAAGGGTATGGCCGGGGACTTTCGTCAACCGACCGATAAGTTTGTATTCATTCTGTTTCTTTTCGACGGCCTCGATCTGCGCTTTGCAAATCTTCTCGTTCGTGAGGCCGTCATGCGGGGTTAGAATATCCATAGCTCTATTCGTGAATTTCTCTCCAACCGATAACTTCACCGTGAAGTCCAAGCGTATTGCTGAAATAAGAGTCATACCAATACCCAACGGAATACATCAGTTCTCCAGATTCGATAAATTCCATTTTCAATAACACGTCCTTGCCGCGCTCTGGCAAATCCTTCGGGTCGTGCCAGCAGGTCAGTTCCTCATGTTGCTCCTGCAATTGAACAATAGCGGCGTGATAAGCATCCTTAATCAATCCTCTATATTCAGAAATACCGCATTTTGGCTGCGACCGCTCTGTATTATGACGCCAAATACAAGTCGTATATACTCGTTTAGGACACATACTGCAAAATGTGTCAACGCAAATTTGCTTTGCTCTTTCCTCAATCGTTCCCATGTCTATAATTGTTTTATTGCAGATACAAATTCTTCTACGGAATAGCAGGCGGCGAGATCGTACTTTTCGCAAAATCTCATCTCATCGTCGTAATCGACAAACCAATATTCATACTTGTTTGCCATTATCGCCTTGTGGGGCAGCCCTGATAATATGGCATTGCCCCTCATTAATCCGGCTTCGACCATAACCATGTGGAAATTAGGATCGCCAGATAGGTACAAATACGGCTGATTGAACAATACAGCTCCTTTCATAAACATTTCGAGATTTTGCGAGAATCTCGCTATTTCACCAACTCGAATTCGTAGGCCGCAACCAATAAATTAAGGTCCCAGGTTCCGCGGCCGGAAACCTTGTCGATCAACGCGGCGAAGGCTTCGCGGGGAGTGTCTTTTAAAATGTCTCCTATTACAAAGTGGGTTGGATGTATGGGGAAATTTTTTGGAAAGTTCGGCGTAAATTGCCTGATCCCTTCCCGTAAACACTCCTCGTCCGAAATATCCTGTAACCGCTCGCACTTGATTCTGGTGATGCGAATTTGGTGGGGCATCAATTCGGCCTTGGCGAACATCTTGTTATTCCACCCTGCAAGGTCCTGCACGCTTTCGAGGGATATTTTATGCGCTTTGGCCACCTGGAGCAGAAACGTATAGACATCCGGATACCCGGCGGCAATCGTCGAATATCTTTGCGCCACGGCCACAACCTCGCCGACCTTGTAGCGCGGGATAAACAACTTTCGGGTATTAGAATTTATCAACTGACACATTCCTCTCGAATCACGGTAGTAGCAATGCTGCGGTTTATATATGGGATTATAATGCCGCACAATATATTCGGAGTCTGCATCTAACTCAAAACGTTTCGTCATGGTCTTTCGACCCTCGATAACCGCCTGCGTCAACCCGTAGCGGTCGTTAAAGTTTATCTTCTGCATAGCTCTGCTGTTTTATAAGTTTCTCTTTCAGATTCCAAACCCGCATACACCCGAGCCGGGCCGCGGTGAGCTGTTCTTCGAGGAATAATTTACGGCCGCCCCGATGCGAAATGCCCCCGTCATAATGTCTGATATTACCCTCTTCGGACACGCACAGCACCGACGGGCGCCCTGCGCCATACTTCTCCTGCAAGAACTCCGCAACCCGCTCGCAGATTGATTCCGGGACACAGTAGTGAAAGTGATAGACGCGCG